TGTTATTGCTTGGATTCGTAGAGTGTGTTGACGCACGCGATGCTGCTTCTTGATGCGGTGAAGGTGAAGGTGAAGGGGAAGGGGAAGGGGAAGGTGCCGGTGAGGCTTTAGGTATAAAGTCTTGGATACTTCTTGATCGATTTATATCCCCACCACCTGCCTTGGCAGCAGCCTTAGCAGCTTGGAATATACTTTTACTGCCGCCAAAAAATCCTTTCTCTTTGTCACTCAGATCCCTCCACATCTCCTCAGCCATTTGTAATTACAGCTCCACACTTCTATCGTTGTACTCCAATTGTAACGCACCCCTTCTTAACAAACCCCCCATCGTTAATACCATTGAATCGACAGTATCATCGTGTGATGAATGACCGAAGTTAAGAAGTTCTTCTTCAAGAACATCCCATTTACGCCACTTATTCCAAACAACCTTCTTATTCTCAAACAAACCAAGCACGCCTCGTAATCGTGCAAGCTTATCTCCTCTAAAACCTTTTACAGGAGAAATGCTAAGGTTGTATAAAGCACGATCCTCAAAGATAATCCTCTTAAAGTCACCCTCAAAGGACGACTGATATGACACCGCTTCTGGCCATATCATGCACGGACACATCGTCGGGAAGAACTGGTCGTCGTCGTTGACATTCAAAATATTCCAATCCACCAACATTTCACATAATGTATCCATCTTCTCGATGTTTCCCATCGATCTGCATCGTCGCTGATCGATCAAATAGATCTTCCCATTACTGATTCCGCCAAGCGTAAAAACAGTCCAGTCATTCTTCTCGTTCATGCCAGAGCTTAAATCAATTCCAACCCCTAGGCAGTCATAGTCATCCGGAACCTCTCCCTTGATAATTAGATCTGGACTGATTCCAACCTCACTGGACTGCACTGCCGTATTCATATACTGATAGGCAAAGGCGACCCTGTCCTCAGACTTCCGTTCCTTGAGATACTTCATTGACCAGAATTCTGGCCAATACGATCGTTGTCTACCGTCCTCGCTTGTGATGATCGCTTGTTGAACTACTTGTTTCCAATTGTTCTTGGGAACGAATAGCGTGGCGTGTACATCGTCAAAGTGAAAACGGGTGCCAAGGCATATCGCCCTTGCTCCTTGGAACATGGTTGGCGCAATGACATTGGACCACGTTTGCTCCATTTCCCTTCTAATGTCAGGATTATTGATTGACGCAGCAGATTTAATAGGGTCATCGATAAGCACCAATTGTGACCGTTTTGAAGTGATAGCTCCTTTGAGACCACCACACGCAATGGTGAAAGCCTCTTCACCTGCCGTATCAATCCCCGCAAACTCATAGTCAATACTCCAGTATTCATCTGATCTCCTAATCTTCGACAACCTAACCATAGGGAAGATTTCCCTATATTTGTTAGATGTGAGTATGCCTTTTATCGTTGCTGACTTTGCTCTACTGATGTCTACCATGTAAGCGATGTACAGGATTCGCAGCATTTTCTTCGCAGCTGCATGACGTCCAATCATCCAGGCAGCAAACAAACCAAGGACAGTGCTCTTTGCAGATCCACGGGGTGCGAGGATCGATGTATTTTGCCCTCCGATTCCTAGTAGACATTCACTATCTTTCCCAGTACATAGTTCGTTGTGCCACTCCAACATATGCCTTGCAGCAGGCTTCCCCATCTGTTTGCAGAACGCCGCAAAGTCATCACGCGCTTGTAAAACTTCCTTTGACGGCGGCTTGGTAGTAACCTTTGTCGCAGTCATTAAGGCTGATCTGCGATAAGCCAAAGATATGCTTGGAATACTCATATGCTCTATTTAGGTGTTACCTAAGTCTACGTTTCTCTGCTCTTCTCTGAGAATCTCTATTCTGCTTCCTGGCTTGCATCTTTGATTGATGTGCCTGAGCTCTGGAGATGGCATAGGCAATTCGCATCTCATCAGCTAACTGCTCTGCGGCTTCCTTTCTTCCTGTTGCGATCGAGGCGCTTCCGGCATCTCCAGCACGCAATCCAGGCATACGAGTGCTCGGCCTGTTTGACATGCTCATCGACTTAGCCGATAAGCTGTCTGTTGGTGGAAGTTCGAGCTCTGGTATGTACATTAGGTGTTACTGATTTCGCTGTAAATCTTCGCCCATATCGCATTCACTGCATTTTCAATTGGCTCAGCGAACTGTGGATCGTCCTTGAAAATATTGGATAGCTCACGCATCACGCGATCTGCTCCAGCAAGGATCAATCCACGTTTATCCGTGCTTCTATTCATCTTTTCACTCGTCTCGATGTGCGACCGTAACTCCTTTTCAAGTGCTGCAAGGCGCTGAGCGCCGTCGCTTCCCTTGATTTCACCCGAGGTAACCGCCATTCTAAGTTCCTGTATATCGGAGTGAAGAGCAGCAATTTCGCTATTAAGTATTTCACGTCGGTTCAGTTTCTTGTATTTCAGCTTGACCCAACGGGCCATATCATTAAATCTACCAGGATACTTGAGAACACCTGCGTACACCCAGATCTCGATAATAGATGGTGTGACTTCAGCAAACTCTTGGAAGTTCTCCGCCTCTGCAGCAGGCAGAGTATCCAACCACTGATCAACGCTATTCAGATAGACCTTACCGTTAGTGGCTTTGGTTGCTGTATTCATTAGAAGGACCTCGCTAGACCTCTGGAATAACGGGACTGGTCAGCACGCTTTGCAGCCTCGATGCGTGCAGCATTGTTTTGCAGTGCACGGTCCTCCTTACCCTTCGTGCCAATGGTCAGCCTTGTCTGCGTGCCACCTTCCTTCATCTGGGCAAGCTGCTGATTACCCCGGAGGTTCTGCAGTCCAGTCTCCACTTCACCTCGCTTACCAATCTGAGCGATGGCCTGGTCCCCAACAAGGCTCTGGAATGCTTTGTTCTCAGTACCGCGTGCCTGGATCTGCTCGACCGCCTGCGTACCACCAAGATCCTGCATCCGATAGCTCTGGTCGCCGGATTCACGAATCTTCCTTACGTCCTGTTCGCCCTTGGCACCAATAACACTTCGATCGGCAGCGTTCTGCGCAGCAATATTTCTTCGAGTCTGATCACCCGTTGTTTCGATGGTTTTACGGCCCTGGACGCCCTGGGTCTCGCTCAGCTTGATGTCAGCGATGTTCTTCTCCTGAATATTCTGACGTGCCTGTGATCCAGTAGCTCCAATATTTCTTACGGATGCGTCACTTCCAGCAACGATCTGATCGAGGGTGTTTTGGGCAGTAGTCTCGGCCAGCATGATGTCAGCAATATTCTGCTCCTTAATACCCTCACGTTGTTGAGTGCCAGCAGCCTTTGCTACATACGCATCAGCCCGTGCCTTTGCGTCGAGCGTCTTGATGTCAGTATCACCCTTGGCTGCATAGTCCAGACGCCGCTGTGCTCCAGCAGCCTGCGCCATATTCATGTCAGCAATATTCTGCTCCTGAATATTCATGCGTGCCTGAGTACCACCCTGAGCGAGGTTGGCTAAATCTCTGTCACTACGCTGCTTCTCAAGCGCACGGTCCTGCTTACCTTGTGCCGCAGCTGTATATTCACTTGCAAGGGCCTGGGCATCGATACGGCGGATATCCTGATCAGCCTCTGTCTGCATCCCAGCTCGTTGAATTTTTCCTTGAGCTGTGACCATATTTAGGTCAGCGACAGATTGTTCCCTAATGCCTAAGCGCCTCTGTGCTCCCTCTTCCTGTAAGCCCTTCCGTGCTTGAACACCAGTCTCCTTAAGTTGATCAATTGTGTTCTGTGCCTGTGCCTCTGTTAAAGCAATGTCAGCAACGCTCTGTTGTCCAATGTTGGCACGTTCTTCCTTGCCTTGTTGCTGTGTGACAAATGCCTGAGCCTTTGCCTGTGCATCCGCACGCAGGATATCCTGAGTTCCTGCTTCTTTAAGAGTTTCACGCTCCTGATAGCCTTGGATTGCGGCGGTCTCTCTTTGCTGATAACCAGCTTCCTCCATTTGTTGGAGTTGGGCTTCTGATTCAACTAAGGTTTGATTCTGCTGGATATCACCAGCTAGAGCCATCGTCTTCCGATCGCGATTGGCTTGATTATTAGCAAACTCAGTTTGCAGATCGAACTCAAATCCCTTGTTCCGCGTATTGTATTGGAACTGGTCATACATAGTCTGCGCAGTGTTGCGCATTTCTAGGTTCGCAGCATCCATCATCTGCCCAGTGGCGATGGCTGCATTGGTATACGCCATATCCTTTGCAGCGAGATTATCCATCCCACTTTGGACATAGTCCAGCATCATGCCAGCTTGAGCGGCATTAGCCATCTGATCATCACCAGGATCCCAAGCGTTTACCGTCTTAAACGCTTTGTCAAAGTTAAATAAACCTGTATATATCTT